GGGGCAGGCGACAGACATCGAGGACAATACCCGGCAATTCATTGCGGACGGCGAGGCCCACTTCTTTCCCCGCGGAACCCGGAATACCTTTAGCACCTACGCCGCCCCGGCGGATTTCATGGAGGCCGTCAACACTCGCGGCAAGCTCTTCTACGCCAAGCAGGAGCCCCGGAAGTACAACCGCGGCGTTGACATCCATACGCAGAGCAACCCCCTTCCCATTTGTCGGCGTCCCGCGCTGCTGGTCAAGGGCACTGACACCTAGTTGATCCCCTGACGGGATCGGCCTTCTCTGCGAGCCGGGCGGTCCACCTCCCGCCGCCCGGCTTTAGGAGGAGGCGACGGCGGACTGGAACCTAACGCTGGAGTGCTAATGACGCCGCTGGAGACCACCCTTCTCGGAGTATTCGGAACGCTGCTCGTGGGAGTTTCCGTTCGCATTATCACCCAGCGTCAGATGGTGAGTCGCGAGGAATGCACTAACAACCACAAGCACGAGACGGATCGACACAACCAGGTAATGGGCGAGATTCAGTCGCTTCGGAGCGAGGTGAAGACTCAAAATAAGATGATTCGGGCCCTTGTAGTGCACAGCAATATCAGCAGGGAGCAGCAGGAATCCATCCTCAACGAGAAGAACGGGAGCTGAGCCAATGGCGGACCAAATAGACCGGGCGCAGCAGAACCAAGCGGACCAAATACAGGAGAGTTTGACCAGAAGAGAGGTTAAGCGGCCCTTGGGTCCCTCACTGGAAATTTGCCTTGGATGCGGTGGGGAAATCCCGGAAGAGAGGCGACAAGCAATTCCGGGATGCACTCGATGCATCGAATGTCAAAGCGAGGTTGAGCGATGAACAATAGCTTTGAGCCGGCGATACAGGCGCTTCTCGATTGGGAAGGCGGATACGTGGACAATCCGGACGATCCCGGAGGCAAAACGAAATACGGGATCTCGAAAAAGGCTTATCCTAAGCTCAATATCGACAAGCTGACCAAGGACAAGGCGAGGAAGATATACCGGCGGGACTACTGGACGCCTGCAGGGTGTGACGAGCTGCCCGCGGGGCTAGACCTGCTTGTATTCGATACCGCCGTGAACTGCGGCACTGATCGGGCAGTTATGATGCTTCAGGAAGTAGTGAGAGCAAAGCAGGATGGCATCTGGGGGCCAAAGACCCGAGCGGCGGTTGAGCGTGCGGATATCTGGCAAACTATCTGGGAGCTAGTTGCCCGGCGGGCCATATATTACACGGATCTCTCGGTCTGGGACGACTTCGGCTTGGGCTGGATGCGGCGCCTGTCGGAGATGCATCAGCAAGCCTTGAAACTCATTAAGGCATAGATGAGGTGTGACAATGGGATGGAGCGACGTTTTCTCTGGTGCCCTATCCATTATTCCCGGAGCCGGACAAGTCAAGGGCATTCTGGAGATGGCCAGCGGAGTGGCCGGAGCTATTGGCGGCGACACCGGTAAGAAGATCGAAAAGGGTGCCCAGGAATTGGCCGAGGGCCTGCAGGAAGCTGATCAGCAGGAACTTTCTCCGGAGAAGCAAACGGAGCTCGAAAAGCTTGCCAATGAACACAAAGAGCGAATGCGGGAGCTGGGCCTGCAGGACGTTCAAGGGGCCCGGAGCTTCGCTGCCACAGAACTCAAGAGCGACGACAAATACGTTCGGCGCACGCGCCCTGAGATGGTGCGGTTCACCGTCAAGGGCGGGATTGCCTACATTTTTCTGTCGACCCTGGCGCTCTGCCTATTGAGTATCTTTGATCTGATATCCGGAGCCGAAGCCGATCTCCTCTTTCAGTTCCTCAAGTATCAAAGCGGCTTCGTCGTCGGCATGATCTACATGGTTTTTCGGACCTATACGACACGCCGAAGTCAGGACAAGGCCATGGAGAAGATGGGGACCATGCCAGAGGGGATAATTGATAAAGCGACCAAGCTTCTCGGCAAGGGAAAAGGATAAATGAGTAACTCCGCCCGTTCTCCCAACCTCTGCCCGCAGGCAGAACGCTGCTTACAGCGTGTAGAGTCTTTGGCTCAGGCACTACGGGAGACGGGCGACCCGGAATATATTGGTCGTCTACATCATGCTTTGGCCGAGGTTAGACAGGCCATGCCCGACAACGGCCCCGAGCCCATAGACGACCCAGCCGGAGGTGCAGGCTATGGCGGCTGATCCTTTTACCCAGGCCACATCCAGGCTCTTTGATGTTTTTGTGGGCACTGAGCCCAACGCCACCTACTATCCGGCCTCGGGCGATCCGGTGGACTGTCGGCTCTACGTAACCGGATACAATCGCGCCTCCGTGCAGTATCCGGAGGTCACCATGGCCTCCCTGACCGGCGAGGTTCTGGCCTCCGAGGTCGGCATGGACATTAGGATCAACGAGCAGATCGAATATGACGGCAAGACCTACGTGATTGCGGAGCATCCTCGTGGTGACGGGGAGGTCTGGGTCCTGCAACTCAACCTCGACGCCGAAACGGTGAGTGTCTAATGGCTAGCGGTATCAATATACGTGTTGACAGTGATGACCTGCAGCGACTGCAGCGGGATCTCCGCAATATCCGCAACGGTGCACCCCGGGCTCTCAAGGGCGCGGTCAACAGGACGCTTACTGGTGTTAAGACCGACATGGCCCGGGAAACGCAGAAGGTGCTTAATCTCAAGCAAAAGAGAATCAAGAAGGACATCAGTGTGGTTAAAAAGGCCACAACCAGCGATTTCTCAGGCCGAGTTAGCTCCAAGGGCCAGCCGGTCAATCTTATACAATTCGGGGCAAGGGAGAAGAAGCGAGGGGTTTCTGTGAAAGTGCTTCGATCCGAGCCCAGAAAGACAATCCCCGGGGCATTCACTTTCATGGCGAAATACAAGGAAAAGGGGTCCGGCCTAAGAAAAATCAATCTGTTGGTCGGCTGGAGAGAAAAGACCGAGAAAAACGCTCAATATTTAGGAACCAAAAAGAAAAGAATGCCCGATGAAGCTTATGCAACGCTCCCGGAAAGATACCGCTACCCTGTCGAAGCCCTGCACGGCCCCCGTATCCAGGACATTATGTCTCGACCGGAAGTAATGCAGCCAGTCAAGGGAAAAGCCCAGGTCCGGGTTAAGAAGGATCTTGCCTCCCAAGTTGACCGCCTACTCGATAGGCAAAAGAGGTAGCCCATGACCGATACAATCCGCGAGCTCATCCTGCGGGATGTGGTAACGCAGCTGCAAAAAATTACTACTGCTAACGGCTACAATACGGACTGCGGAAACAATGTGGCCCGAGCCAAGATGGAGTTTCCCCTGGCCGAGCTTCCGGCAACCTCTTTGATACCCGGGGATGAGTCGGCGCAGAAGGAATACGGGGAGCAACTGCACACTATGTCGCTTGAGGCCCACGCCCTGCACAAGCGCGGCAGCCTGGATATCTCGGTTTTGGCGGAACAGATACTCGGAGACCTGATTACCTGCTTAGTCGGCGGCCAGCGCAACATCTCTCGCATCGACAGCCTCAGCTACGCCGGTGGGGGCGTAGAGGACTGGCCCGGTCCGGAGGATCAAGCGCTATCCGTCCGCATCGGGATCGAGATTGGATATACCACCGTTATAGGTGATCCATACAATCAACCATAAACTACGATATGGAGGCCAACCATGCCCAAGACAAGCGAAAACGCAAAACTCGAATATGAAAAGGGGTTCGATTTCTATGATTTCCAGCAGTTGACGGACGACGGAGATCACAAGACCTATAACTCTCCCTCGGAGCTATGGTCCGGGCGGTACCAGTATCAGCCCAAGGTCCGCCCCAACGGCCTAATCACCGGCGGCGGTGTCACTCCGGGCGACAACGCGGACGAGGTGGCCGTGGCGGCGCTTACCTGCTTTTTGGCTGGGATCAAGACCAGCGTGGCGAGCGGCACGGTTTCGATTTCCCGGCCTAGTTCGGACGTGGCCCAGATCAACTCCATCACCGTGGACAGCACAGGCTCTCTGGTCGAGGTAACCGGCACCGAGGCGAGCGATCAGAACTTTTCTACCACACGCGGAGCCGCGGGCGGCCCTCCCTACATCCCGACGGGCAGTATCGAGATCGCCCAGGTGCGTATGACTTCTTCCGCCAGCGCCGTCCTCACCTCGGACCAGATCCGACAGCTGGTAGGCGAGAGCCTGGAGCGGTGGGACTATCCCCTGGTGGAGGCGGTCTACTACGGCGGGAAAGCCGAGGCCATGTGGGAGCTGCCCCTGATCCATTCCGATGACGGCGGTACCACGGAAAAGACCAAGCAGGTGTTTGCATCCTGGTATGAGCCCAAGTTCGTGGAGCAGCCCTACGCGAGCAACATGACCTTGCCCGAGAACAGCCACTCGGTGAACACCACCCAGACCTACAGCGGCAACCTCGCCTCTGTGTCTACCTCTCTGGGGCAGGGCGGATTTACCTCCCGGATGAAGGAGGGGATTACCGACGGGATCATGGAAGTGGTGGACGACTTTATCTGGCTCCGCTTCCACCCCGACCGTTACGCTGATCCGCACTACTACTGCCAGGGCAAGCTCGGTATCTCCAGGAGCTTTCCGGCGGGTGACTACAACCAGGGCGAGTTCACGATCTCTGCAACCGAGCCCGCTAAAGGAGAGGTCGCCTAATGGGTTTTGATCTCGAAGGCCTAAAGAAAGCGCAGCTTGAGGCCCGGACTACAAAGGTCCGGGCCGACAGCCTGCAGGAATGGTTCGGGACGGATGAAGAGGGGGGGAAAGAGCCCCCGATCTTCAAGGTGCGTGGCCTATACGGACAGGAGATGGCCCAGGTCCGGGAGGCTGTGGATAACCATAAGAATATTAACGATTTGGTCCAGGCAATCGCCACCGCGGACAAGGGGACCCAGGAGCGGATCGAGGCAATCCGGCAAGCTGCCGGGATTCAAACCGGGATGTCGACCGAGATCGTCCGCCGGGTCGAGGCCTTGAAGCGCGGAGCTGTAGAGCCCGAGATCGACGAGGAAGGCGCCAAGAAGATGGTCAAGGGCTACGCTGTCGATTTCTTCCATATTACCGATGAAGTATTCCGCCTGACCGGGCAGGGAGCCCAGCCCGTAAAAAAAAACAACTCCTCGCAGACCCAGACGTGAAGTGCAGTCTGATGTTGGCTGAAAAAAAGGGGCGTTTCCTATTCGAGATCCGTCCGGACCTGTTCCCCCAAGGCTTTTTGACCGAGTTAGAGACGCAGGTCTGGGCGGATTATTTCGAGGAGAGGCGAGAGGAGTCTCCGAATGGCTGATCTAAATGTGAGAACTTGTTCAGTAGAAGGCTGTCACAATAAGTATTTTGGCACCTTTGCCCCGAGGAGATAGAGCGTGGCCGACCTTACAAGAACCGTGGATGTTGTCCTTAACGGCGAGAACCATTTGAGCCGCAAATTCCGGGTTGCGACCACCAGCGCCCGGAAGTTCGCTGGTGTGCTCGGGACCGGGGGCACGGCAGCGGGGGCAGCGGGGACCGTGGCCGGTGGGGCGGCAGCCGCCACGGCGGCCCTGGCCGCCCTGGGGGGTTATGCATCCGGAAAGCTGGCTCAGGGCCTAGCGGAGGCCTATGGGGAGTTCGCGCAGTTCGAGACATCTCTCAAGGATCTAGAGAAGGTCCTGGGGGACCAGCCGGAGAAGATGGAGCAGGCCAAGAAGGCCGCTCAGGACATGGCGGTCAAGTATGGCGTGGCCTCCGAGAAGATCGTGGACTCAATGGCGGGCTGGGTCCAGGCCGGATACAGTATAGACGAAGCCATGACCCTCGCAGAGGACACGATAGCCGCTACCTACGCGTCCGAGCTCAATATGCAGGACGCGACTACAACGCTCACTAAGATTCTAAAAGGTTTCGGCGTTGAGGTGGACAACGCTCGGAGCAAGCTGGATGCGGTTAATGAGATTTCCAACAATTACGCCGCCAGCGTTAGCCAGCTAAGCGAGGGCTTGGGCCGGGCCGCGCCCGTTGCCAAGAGCATGGGCTTCTCCATGGAGGAACTGGCCTCCGTAATGACGCCGGCCATCGAGAAGTTCCAGAACGGGCGCAGGGTCGGCACGGCCTACAAAACGATGCTGACCAAGCTTCAAAGCGATACGACGCGGGTTACCGAGGCCCTGGATACACTCGGGGTTAAGCAGAGGGACGCCAACGGCCAGTTCAAGAGCGGTAAGGAAATTTTCTATGAAGTGGGCGAAGCCTTCCAGGATCTGGACAAAACCCAGAAGGCCCACATTGCAACGCAGATAGCGGGCCGGGAGCACGCCGCGAAGCTCCTCGCTACATTCAACAGCTGGGACAAGGCCGCCAAGGTTTACGAGACTGCGATGGACTCCACTGGTTCCATCACGGAGGAGGTGGAGAACCGGCTGCAGGCCGCCAGCACACAGATGGATCGGTTCCAGACGGCCGGGAAGGTTCTGGCCCAGGTTATCGGCGGTCAGGTGGCGGAATCCTTTACCGAGGTAATCGGGTCGGCAACCGACCTTGTGGGAGCCCTGCAGGAGGCTATCGAGTCCGGCGGCGCGAGCGAGTTCTTCGAGCGTATCAACGAGATGGCGGACGATCTAGCCAAATATCTCGGGGACATAGCCGATGTGATGCCGGAAGCCTTCGAACAAGTGGACTTTGGGGCGCTTGCGGGGGCTGTCGAGAGCGTAGGCCAGGCCTTCGGGGATTGGTTTTCTGATCTCGACCTTACCAAACCAGACGACCTTGCCGAGGCTCTGCAACGCCTTGTTGACGGAGCCTCAAGGCTGATCGATACATTCTCGACATTCGTATCTTGGGGCGATGAGATAATGGCTGTCCTGCTCAATATGGGCAAAGGGACAAGCCAAATCAGTGACGTTCTCTCCAGCGTCAATTCATTCTGGGATATCTTTATTGTAGCAGCGGGCACGGCCGTGGGGGCCTATGAACGGTTCCTCAAGGCGCTTGATTATGTTCCTGGCTTGGACCTCTCCGGAGCGATCACCTCAGTCCATAAGTTTGGAACCCGCATTGCTAACATGCAGCTCGAACTAGAGAAGGCCAAAAAAGAACAAAAAGAGCAGCAACAGGCGATGCAGGATACTGGAGAAGCGGCGAAAAAGGGAGAAGACGCTGTCCACGGTTTTGAAAACGTAATCCGCTCGGTAACTGAGGGGAAGCATCGCGTCGATCTCAAGGCCAGTGCAGACAAGGAGTCCGCCGAGGAAGCCGGTGAGCTGATTAAGGAAGAGGTCCCGGAGAAGGTTAAGGTCAAGGCAGAGGCAGAGACTAAGCAGGCACAGATCGAAAAAGAGATGGCCAAGATCGAGGCGGAAGCGGAGACGGCCCAGAAGGCCATGGAGATGGAGGCCAAAGTCGAGGTAGCCAAGGCCGAAGCCTCCATGGAGAAGTTCAAGAGCGCGGCGGAGTCAACAGCAGCAGCGATCTCCGAGACTACGAGCCAGATGGACACACTTTTTGGTTACATTAGCGATCCTGGCGCGATCATGTCTCCGTCATTCTACCGCGAAGTCCAGGACATGATCCAAGACGAGCACGAGTCACGCCAAAAGCTACTTGATAAACAGGCGAAGCTGACCCAAAAGCAGATTGACCTTATGGAGGAGCGGGCCCAGGCCATGCGTAACGGCGAGGGCCTGATCAAGATTGATGCCGAGGGTCTGGAGCCCTCCCTGGAGATATTGTTTACGGAAATTTTGGAGAAGATCCAGATCCAGGCCAGCGAAGAGGCCCAGAATCTTTTGCTGCCGGGAGCATAGGAGCAGAATATGGCGTTTAAGGCTACATACGTTGATGCGAGCACGTTTACTGTCTCGGAGGATCGCACAGAGGAGTTTGTTGCGGGTCGGGCTATCCTTGCGGATTGCGGAGATGATGGCGAGTTTGACTCCCATGTGAGTTCGTCCAGTTACGACAGCGGGGCCAATGAGACAACGGTCAACATCTATGATTCAGTTCTGACTTTCAACCTTTCTGATGTTTGGTACGGCGCTATCTACTATGCAATTCCGTTGCATGACCATAGCTCTCGAAGCAAGGGAGGTGCGGCCGTAGTCCAGGAGCATGGGAACGAGAAGCATACTTCCATATTCGTGGCCGAAGCTCCTAAAGACGGGATTCAATACGCCCGGAAGGATGGGGGCTGGGCTCAAGTCCAGGCGATGCAGGAGCACGATAATACTTGGCACTCGAAGGATTTTGTCACTTCCGCCCTGGTAGAGGATATTGCGTCCAAAGTAGCTTATCAAATGCTACCGACTCGCTCTACTTTTGCAGGAGGAGATATTGTCTCTTTCACGACAGGATCAACTTTCAAGTCTGGCTCTATTGAGTCCTTTACAACAACATCTTCATAGAATGGGGAAGTGAGTTATGGCGATGTTTACCATTTCTACTCAGGCAGCAACAAATGTTAGCGATACATTAGCAACCTTAAATGGATCAATAGATTCTTTAGACACGTCGAGGATAGATGCTGTCTGTACTTTTTTTGAATACGGGACTAATTCTGATTTAAGCAGCGCAACAAGGACCCCAAAAGCGGACGATCAAGGTATTTTCGCAGATGGAGGTGTGTCTTTTTCTTACGATGTTTCAGGATTAAGCTCATCAACGGATTATTATTATGAGGCTAATGCTCGTGCTGTAAGGTATGATGATGATACAGCATCTGAGTATATTACGCAGCGGGATCAGTTCTTGCAAGATGCATTTGATAATGGACAGACCGCTCTTTGGGACAATGCTTTACAGTGGACCACACCCACATCGAATTTGTTTGCTAATGCCCTTAGAAGAGGGTTAACACTGCTAAATTCTAATGTTCTGAACAATTTGTGGTCTAACGATGATCCATCACAGTCTTTTTGTGATAAAGGAACAACTGGTAACCTTAGTTCTGGCTCACCAGCTTATTGGGAATTAGATATAGATTTGACAGATGCGTCCACTCTTGAGGTGGAGGCGATAACTGAGTATGAAGAAGGAGCTACAGTAGAAGTAAACGGTAGTACAATAATAACAAATTTTAATACGGATGCATCTTGGCATACATACTCTGCAGATGTATCCAACTATACAGGTGTTTGTACTGTTAGACTTCAAATGGAGGCTACCAATGATGCGGGAGTAGGTACTTCGGGCAACTCATTAGGTGGTAAGGGAGTCCATCTCTACTTGACGAACTACTCCAATGATATCGTATTTGGATACATTAAGCTAACTTAACAGTATCATGGGCAAAGCAGAAATCCTCGGACATCTAGGCTCCGGTCAGTATCATATCCGCCTCCTCTACAATGACCAGCGGGCGAGGGACGAGATAGCTAGGCTGGAGAAAAAGATCGAGAAGATAAACTCTCAGCTGTGGGACCTGGCCGATCAGATAGATACTGCCGAGAACGAGCTTGCAAGCGCCGAGGACGCCTACAATCAAGCGATCAAGGATTGGGAGGAAGCTAGGGGCACGGAGAATGAGGACGAGGAGTGGCAGGATCTCAAGGAGGCCCAGGAGAAGTTCTTGCAAGCCCAATATGAGCTTGCCGGACTCCTACGTAAGCGAAGGATCTGGAAAG